ATACAACAAAGATGCTATTGAGGTGCTGCAAGAAAACCGCGATTCCGTTTATAAAAGAGCGGGTGAGGGGTACAAAGCAGAATTACTTACAAAGGACGAGGCCCGCGAGGAAATGGGTTACGGACAAGCTACCGAGGGCGGCGACGAGTTTTATAAACCACCTGTTAAAATGGAGCCCGAGAAAGAAGAAGACCCGGAAAAAGTTGATCCTAAGAAAAGCGAAGGTACAAAAGACGCCGGTTTTTTTTTGAATATTAAGGCTTTCAACATTGAAACGGAGGAACAAAAGACAGCGTTTTGGAAAGCCCAGGAGCGCGGCAGGGAAGTTTATTACGACGCCGCAATCAAACGTATTCAAAAGGAATTTGAGAAGGAAAGAAAGGCCGTTTTGAAAGCCTATGAAGCAGGCGGGCAGGATGCAGCTATAAAAGCGATCAATAAAGATGATTGGAATACTCTTTTTGCAAAGATTTATGTTGAGGTAATGGGCACGTTTGGCAATAGTTTAATGGACAACTTTAAAAAGAATGCCATTAGTGACCTGGAAACGAAAGCCCCATTGATCCCGATTGAGCGCGTTTTTAATGTGTTTGATAAAGCGGTTAAAAGGTTCATTGCCTCCACAGTTGCCCAAAAGGTTGTAGGTATTACCAAGGTAACTGAAAAGAAAATAAAGGACGTTATCAAAAAGCATGAGGCCGTTGGCGCTTCAATCGACCAAATAGCGGCCGGAATCGACAAGTTATATCTTGATCAGATTATCCCGAAACGGTCCGAGGTTATCGCCAGGACGGAAGTTATCGGAGCATCAAACGCGGGTAATTCATTTGCTGCCGATCAAACGGGCCTTAAGTTGAATAAACAATGGTTAACGACGCGAGACGGCAGGGAAAGAGATACACACAACGAGGCCGACGGACAAACGCAATTGAAAACAGACTATTACACCGTCGGAAACGTGCAGCTAATGTTTCCAGGAGATCCCGAGGGCATAAGGGAAAACGATCAAGACTTAGCGAAAGAAGTAATTCAATGCCGTTGTACTGAAATTTATAGTGTTATAGAATGAGTTTAAAAGGGAGGTTATAACATGCCAGGACAATTATTAAGAGAAACAAACCCGGCCCAGGGGTACGGGCCCGCATTAGTTCCGCAACATGAAGACGTTAACGGCGATTACAAAACGACAGGCGAGAAAAACCCGTTACCCGTAAGCATTGAGGACAGCGGGGGAGCAGCACAAATTGACGTACAATATCGCAAACAACAGGCAATTCAAACACACGCGCCGGTATCAGTCGCAGCAAACGGAACAGCAAACGGAACGTATATTGACACTTACGGATTTAACGAAATTGCCGTAACACTTACTAATGACGCCGCAACGAGCAACCAAGTGCATTTTCATTGGTCAAATGATAATGGGGTTACTTTACACGCGTTAGAAATGATGCCGACCTCCACTATTTCAAGTTCGGCGGTAATAACACAGACAAAAGCAAGGCACGTAAGAGTCGTTTTGAAAAATGGAGACGGAGCAGCGCCGCATACTATGAGTGCGTGGGCATACTTAAAAGTTTAAGGGAGGTTTTTTTATGACATGGAACGGGCCAATTGACGGAGATTATACAAACGTTGACTTTACACAAGGGCCATGGACTAACGGAACGATTATGACGTTAAACCATGACGAATGTTTGCATGTAATTCAAGGGTGTCAAACGGTTGTGGACAATTACGACCCTAACCAAAATTACGGCGACCCTATATCAGATACAAAAATTCATTCTGGTTATAATAAAATAGATTTTCATTATGCAATCAATTGGGACACATATCTCACTATCAAAAACTATGACCCAACGATTAACACACTCGGAATCAATGAAACTGGAATCATTCAACCCGAGCCGGAACCGCAGCCGGAAGAAGAACCAACAGCATAATTAAAAATAAGGCCCTGCTATTTAGCGGGGTTTTTTAAAAGGAGTGGGGAGCATATGGCAATAAATTATTGGAATAGATCGGAGCGGCCGGCGAGTTACAACCCTTTGCCGGGAGCGGTAAGCGGCCAAACAAACGCAAATATTGAGGCGTCAACAGAATATCGAGTCAGATTTAAAGCGAAATCACCAACAAACGCGGTTGTTAGAGTGAGCGCCGGGGCGAACATTTATGCCGATATCACATTAACGCCGGAATTCAAAGAGTATACAGCGGACTTTATAGCGGTTTATTCATACGTTTATGTTTATGACAAAAACGCGGCCGGAAATATCGAAATAAAAGATATTGAGATAGTCGAAAAACCCACAGGAAAAACCACAATAAACGGCGTTGACGGGTTCGGAAAAGTGCTGCCAGGGTTTACCGGGAAGTTATCGGCGTTTGGTGATTTTGCCGGGAAGGTTTCCGGGGATTTATCGGGCAATCCATTCACCGCAAAATATTCATCTTTTGCAACATTAACCGCGCCGTCGGGTTTTGTGTCAGAGGCAAACGGAAATGGGGCCCTATCTTATGACAGGTTAAAGGCATTAGATGGAAATTCCTTTATCCAAGCATTTTCAAGTAATGGACAGATAGCGCAGCAGCTTTTCACCTTTGATATTATCGCGTTATTAGAAAAACAAATAACAGTTAATGCGATCCCATACGCCAATAAAATTGCGTGGTTGAATGATAATATCAATAAAATTTCCGTTGATTGGTTCGGGACAGGTTCGGAGCCGGCAGGAAATAGAGCGAGTTTAAAGTTATGGTATTACGGATCGAGCGCATGGGGAGCAACGACAGATACCCATACAAGCGGGGCGATAACAAAACTAAATAGGTCTATTTCGTCCAATTTTGCCGACACAATAGGCCCAGGCGGTTTTGTTCATGCCATTGCCTATGCCGACGCATGCAACGGGGTAATTAATTCCATGATATCAACGGACTATGTTTCTATTACCGTCGAAATGAAACAAGGGGCCGTTGTTGATTCTAAATGGACGTTGCATCCAAATGCGAAAGTTATCGATAATGAAACGTTAGAATTGAACGCGACGGCTCTTAATGAATTGACGACCATAAAAGATATTCCTGCCGAACCCGGAACCTATACAGCGAATGTTTTGACGAGTGGGACGAACTGGAAAGTTAATTTTTACGATGCTTCAAACGTTCGTGTTTATGATTCTGGTTATACAGGGGCGGAAACATTATCCGTAATTGCGCCGCCTACAACGAAAACGGCCGAGGTTATTTTAAGGTCATTAACAGCGGGTAAATTCACATTTAAAAAACCTATGCTAAACCTCGGCGGCCCCGTACCATACGAGCCAAAACGCGGGGAAAGAATGGTTTTGCCGGTTCCTGTTAAGAATTTAATAAACAAAGATACTATAACAAAAGATATGTTTGTTTCTTCCGTCAATGGCGGGGTTACGTCAAGCGGCCTAGGTAACAACGTAACGGATTTTATCGCATTAGAGCCCGGAGAAACGTACACGCCAACGAATATTAGTTCTAATGGACAATCAACTACCGCAGCGGCGTTTTTTGATAAAAACAAAGTGTTTGTGAGTGGACTTTCATACCCTGCCGACGGTTTAAAAACGTTTACGGTTCCAACGAATGCAACGTTTGCCCGTTTTACAATCAAGAATGACGCGGTAAACGTCCAATTAGAAAAAGGAGTCCTCGCAACGCCATACAATCCATTCCGAGTGCAGCGGGCCAGGAAAGCCAACGGAGTTCCTAAAAAGAATTTGATCCAAGGGGAAAAGGAACAAAACAACGCCATTTTTAATGCCGGTACAGGTTCGGGAATAGATAACGTTTGGGTAAATGGGAAATTAAAAGTTGAAGCGGGATCTTCTAGCCATAACGGAAAAGGGCTTGCAATTCCCGTCGAGGTAGGGAAAACCTATATATTTAGTTGTGAAGCGAGCGGAGAAATCACAACAGCTGCACCAGGAGCGCCGAGAATACTTATAGGTTCGGGGGATAAGTTGAGCGATTACACTACTTCTTTTTATCCCGTTGCAAACCCGAACGGTTTCGCATTTACCGCAACAACTAATATGGTTTGGGTTCGATTCCTTATTAACGGATTACCAACACCAACTTGGCCGCCAGTTTATTTCTGGAATATCCAACTAGAACCAGGCGACAAAAAAACAGCGTTCGAATATCACAAATTGCAGGCGAGGCGAGCGGTTAAAGAGCGCATAGTCGGCAAAAATTTATTCCCTGGTTTTGTTCCTGGTTATATAACCGTCGGAGTGCTTAATGAAAACCCGACAAGCCCGGACGTTGGCCAAGTGACTTCCAAGTGGATGCCATGCGAACCGAATACAGCATATACAGTAAGTGGCGGGGATCGGAATACATGGCACTTTAAAACCGCAACGGGAGTTATTAACGCCTCGGCAGCTATACCAAACCCAACGACGCCAAGTGACGCGGCATTCATGCGGGTATATTACAGTACAAACGGATCACATAAAAATATACAAGTCGAAAAAGGATTGAGCGCGACGGCATACGAGCCGCCGAAATTCGCAGGCAGGCCCGCGCGTAAAGGGTTGGAGTTTAACGGGATCAGTGACAGGATGCAAGTAAACAAGGATTTTGCAAACCTATCGAATAAAAATTTCGAAATCGAAAGCGTATTTGATTATAACCCGGCAAACCCTGGCGGATATTCACAGCAAAGTATTGTTAGTTGTGGAGATATACGCTTTGGCGTATCGAATGTTAATTTACCGCAAATAGGGTTTTATACACCGTCGAGCGGATGGGTTGCCGTTACGAGTACAGAAATAAAAACAAACAGAACGCGATTAAAGGCGGTAATTACACCAACTAACGTGCAAATATTTATTAACGGCGTGTTAATGGCGGAGAAAGCCTATACAGGCGCCATAAACGCAACGCCACAAACGATGTTGCATATCGGAGTATATGGGGGAACACAATACTTTTTTGGCGGCGCGTTGCATTCAGTAAAAATGAAAAGTGAAGGGGTTACACTCTTTGATTTCGATTTTACAAAGCCTGCAAGGAATTTAGGTACGAAATTCAAGGATAACACCGGCATAGATGGCGTAATTTACGGAAATCCTTTACAATTAAACAGACAAGCAAGACGATAAAAGGGGGCGGGTAATTTGGGAGCAAGACAAGATGAAAGAAAACTAGAAATAAAGGATTTTAGTTTTGAGGTAAAGGCCACAGGTGATAATACTTTTGAGGGTTACGCCTCGGCCTTTGATAACATGGACTCACACCAAGATATTATTGTAAAAGGCGCGTTTGCAAAAACAATCAAAGAAAGCAAGCGCGTTAAGGTGTTATGGCAGCATGACCCACAACAGCCAATTGGAAAGCCAATCGCAATGAGCGAGGACAGCAAGGGCCTACATGTTAAGGCGAAAATAAGTAATACCAGTTTAGGCAAAGATGTTGTACAATTGATTAAGGACGGCGTAATAGATGAATTGTCAATAGGATTTAATACCATTAAAGACGAATGGGATCAAAAATCCGGCGCCCGAATTATTAAAGAGGTTAAATTGTGGGAGTTTTCCCCGGTAACGTTTGCCTCCAATGACCAAGCGGGAATATTGGGGATTAAAAGCCAGTTGGCCCCTAACTTGGACAAGTTGCAAAATTGGATTAACGGCGAGTTAAAAGCGGGCAAAGTCTTAAGTGCCCAAAATGAAACGTTGGTTCAAAATGCTATTGATGCATTAACGGCACTTTTAGGATCATCTAAGAAGAACGCGGAGCCGGTTCCGCCCACTCCAAAACTTACGGACGATGAACAAAAAGCCGCCGAGGATATATTTAATATGTTAAGTGAAATGAAGAAATTCGCGCAAAAATAAACCATTTGGAGGGTACAACGCATGGAAATTAAAGACTTGCAAAAAGAAATTCAAACGTCGTTTGAGCAATTAAAAGCAGCGGGCGAGCGCCAAGAGGCAGAAATTAAAAAGTTTGGACAAGCATCAAAAGAAACAGAGGGCATTATTGCTAACATTAATAGCGAAATCAACAAAGTTAAATCACAAATGGACGAAATGGCAACTAAGTTTAACCGCCCAGGGTTCGGAACAAACGGCGAGCCAACAGACCCGAAAGACCAAGAAAAGAAAGAAATTTTCTTTAAATTCATGCGTAATGGCATTGGCGAACTATCTCGCGAAGAAAAAGCGCTTGTACAAGATGCGGCCGGAGATATTCTAGTACCCGCCGATCTTGACAAAGAGATCCAACGTTCATTACAACAAATTAACGTTATCCGTTCGCTTGCAAGTGTTCGTACAACGAAAAGCGACCGCATTAGACGCGTTAACATGAATGAGTTAACAGTCGGATGGGGTAAAATCGAAACAGGCGGCCCGAAACTTTCAACGTTCGAAAGCACATTGGTTCCTACCGAGGCGTTTGCATACGTTGAGGACGCTTACGGACTAACTAAAATTGGCGAGGACGAGTTAGAAGATTCAGACTTGAACCTCCAATCATACCTTGCGGAGTCATTTGGCGATGCATACGCAAACTTGGAGGAAGTTGGATTCCTTAAAGGTACAGGACACGCTAACATGCAGCCGGAGGGGATCTTAAACGGTACAACAGTTACACGTTTCCTAACGGAGGCGGTTGCATCAGTAAAAGCCGACGATCTTATTAAACTAGCTTACGAAGTGCCGGCAATTGCACGTAAAAACGGGACATACCTAGTTAACGGCAAAATTGAAATGGCAATGCGCCTAATGAAAGATACACAAGGGCAATACTTATGGCAGCCATCACTACAAGCGGGAGCGCCAAGCATCTTTAATGGCAAAGCGGTTCACAACGTAGAGGTTATGGACGGCGGAACAACAACAGGCCAAGAGGTTGCTGTTTTTGGAGATATCAAACAAGCCTATCAAGTATTAGACCGCCGAGAAGGATT